AGGTTTACGTAAAGATGGTACAAAATACTTGATGCAATACAAATGGCGATGTACATTTAGAGATGCATACTATGTGTGTTGTATGATTTGGCCTTGGGCGCATACAAAGTTACCAAAGATTACAAAAATTATAGAACACTACACACAAAGAGCATTAAAAGATAATGTTATTAGTTTAGATGAATATAGAGAGGTACAAAAACATGTTCGATAAATACATATACGAAGGACTACATTTTATTATGAAATGGTCAGGAGAGATAAACTCTTGGGCATGGCGTAGACATGCTAAGATACTTAGAGGTAAACAAAGTAAAGAGATGGAAGCATTGATTAGAAACCAAGAGAACAGCGCATACTTAGAGGAGTTGAAAAAGAAATTATGACTGACCAGAAACAAAAAATAAATATACAAATGTTTAACTGGGGCCCGTGTGTTATCAGATTAAAGATACAAGATAATTTTAAAAAATTATTATTAGAAGAGGGTAAGAAGAATAAATTAGATTTTACTGATAAGTTGGCAGGTATTTTAAATAAGGAGACAGGTTATAGTGAAGAATCAAAAGCAAAGATATTGCCTTTGATGAGTGAAGCTTTAGGTATTTATGATCAAGCGTATCAAAAGTACACCATGAAAGCATATGAAAAGAAACCAGAATACTTATTAACTGCGCTATGGATAAACTATCAAAAGGCGAATGACTTTAATCCACCACACGATCATGATGGTAAGTTAAGTTTTGTAACGTACTTATCTATTCCTGAAAAATTAAAAAAAGAAAACGCAGCCTACAATGGTAAAAGCTGTGGTCCTGGTGGTATACAGTTTATCTATGGTAATGGACCTAGAGATTGTATAACTATCTATTCTATCTTTCCTGAAGAGAATGATATGTTTATTTTTCCTGCGTGGTTAAAACATTGGGTAGCTCCTTATAAATCTGATGTGACTAGAATTAGTGTGTCAGGCAATATACATGATTCAGCACCCTTGAATAATATAGTAAACTTTGCACCAGAATATATGAAAGGTAAGAAGTAATGACTAAAAAATTTAAATATGATGGTAAGTCTAGGCCTTCTACTAAAAAATATAAAGATGAATATAATAGAATCTTTGGTAAAAAAATTAAAAAAGATGAAGAGGTAATTGGTTATTATTACGATGGTTATCAAGATGAAGGTATCGAGGTTTTAACTAGAAAGAAACGATGATGAGTGATGAGGATATAAAAGAATACCATAACATTGGTAAGGCTATCAAGCACAACGATAAGTATAACTATATTAGTGGCCGACAGATCACGGACCACGAATCAGGGACCAGGGTCTACGAAGTAAATAATGATAGACTTCCTTCCGTTACTACGATATTAGGAGCCACCAAAAATCAACAATTTTTAAAAGACTGGAAGGCCAAAGTTGGAGAACAAGAAGCAGAGCGAATCAAGAATGTATCTAGTGCACGGGGCACTAGTATGCACAAATTCCTCGAATCTTATGTTACAGGAGTTGGCTACGATGATCTTACAGAACTCGGACAAGCGGCGAAGCCCATGGCCCAAAAAGTTATTGAAGTGGGTCTTGCACCGGTCGAAGAGTATTATGGTTCCGAAGTTACGCTTCATTACCCGGGTCTATACGCAGGTTCAACAGACCTTGTCTGTTTACATAATGGTTATGAAACTATTGTTGACTTCAAACAAAGTAATCGTCCGAAGAAGAAAGAATGGATCGAAGATTATTATTTGCAAATCGCAGCGTACGCCATGGCACACGACTATGTCTACGGCTCCACAATACGCCAAGGAGTTATCATGGTATGCACGCCTGACTTATATTACCAAGAATTTAGGATTCAAGACGCTGAACTAAGACAGTGGAAACATAAGTTTCTTAAACGACTTGATATGTATCATGAGTTAAAATTTGATGAAAAAGAAAAAACATCACCGATGAAAGCAGAGGAATTTAATGAGTCAAAAGAGAAATAAAAAACGTAATCCTATTGCTGTTCAATTAAAACATTTCAGACACAAAGTAATTAAAAATAAAAAGAAATATAACAGGAAGGATAAATATGAATGATATGTTGTTTAAAACGCTTCTAAAGAGATATGAATCTGATATTGAAGATGCAAGATATAAGATACAATCTTTTAATGAGAATAATATAATTATACCAGAACACATCGATATCACCGGTGAGGTTGACAAACTATTACAGATTATTGCTGAAGCTGAGGACAAAGTGGCCGTAATGAGGAAATATTATGGCAAGAATGAGGCAGGAAAACAGGTATTATAGGTCATGAATACTGACCTATTTCTAGGATTATCATGTAGAATATCCAGGACTCTCTGGTATCGCAGGGGTGTCGGCAGGGTATCGGGGGGGTGTCGCATTCGACACCTAGATTAGAATGATTCTAAAAAAATGCGACATAAGTATACAATTTGCCTTATTTCTGCCACTATTTTCGACACTTGCGATACCCTTGCGATACCCTTGCGAGGGGGGGGGTGTCGAAAAATTAGCCTTATGTACCAACGGTTATAGGTCATTTTGGGCATTTGCGATACCCTTTCACTTTTTTTTTATTTTAGCGCAAGAAAAAAATAAATTGTTATTTAGGTGTCGAAAGAGTAAAAAATAAAATATGAAATCCAAGAAAAAATCTAGACGAATAAATAGTTACACCAAACCTAAGACTATAAAACAGTCTGTTAAGTTTCCTTACAAGCGTGTACGTATAGACTGGATTGACATCATAACTGAGGGTGGCTGGGGTACAGACAAAGAATTTAAATCTATGAAATTAGCTACACCTGTAAGTGAAGGTTGGTTATTTAGTAAAGATGAAGATACTGTTAAGATATTTGCAGGCTACGATGTTGAAGAAGATGGGTCTATCCATTTTTCTGAACGATCGGTTTTTCCAACTTCATGTGTAAAGAAGATAACTCGGATTCATTAATTGTTAACTCTTTTTCCAACACCTCTAAAAATAATAGAGAATGATTCTTTTGATAATAAGAATTTAGTAGAGCATTGTCACAAACTATCAAAGAATATTAAAAGTGGGGGTAAGCATTGGATTACTCAAAACGTTTATAATACTTCTTATACATATGATATATGTAACGATAAAAACTTTTCTAAATTAAACACTTGGATTAAAAAACAAGCTAGTGCCTTTGCAAAAGATTTAGGTTTTAAAAATACTGACAAAATAAAAGACATGGGTTGGTTTAATATTTATAAGAAAAATGATTATCAAGAGTGGCATAATCACAACTTTTATTTAGTATCTGCTATATATTATTTAAAAACAAGTGAGGCTTCTGCTAAGACTTGGTTTAAAAGTCCTTTACCAGAAAATCCTAATATTCCAGAGCATGACCCTAACAATCCATACACTTGGAAACGTTTTTTTATATATCCTAAAAACAATACTTTAATTTTATTTAGATCTGATTTAGATCATTGTGTTGAATCTCATCAAAATGATTCAGACAGAATTACTTTAGCTTATAATTTTTCTTTGGGGGATTCTATTTGAGATGCTTTCTCCGGAGTCACATCAATTATCTGTGCGTAATCGTCTAGTATCTGTTTCATTTTTGCTTCTAGCTCTTGTTCTGATAGGTCCTCTAGTTTTCCTGTTTTTATTATTTTCCTATCTATGTATAGTCCTGCTGCTTTGCCTCTGTTTGCTTCCGCATTCACTGCAGAAGAGAATGATCCTTTTTTTAAAGCGGCCTCTCTAAGTCTAGCAAGTTCTGCAACGTGACCTTCATAAGTCACTTCATGTTTTCTAAGTCTTTCTTCTTTTAGTTCACCAATATATTTTACAACGAGTGGAGAATACTTTGGGTTAGTTAGCTCTGACCCTTCACGCATAGCTCTATCTTTACTGTATCCAGCAGCGATAGCAGCTTCACGTTTAGTCATAGGTCCATCAGGTCCACCGAATACTAAATACTCAGCAAATCTCTGTTGCATCTCAGTTAATCTTTTTGGCACTCCCATAGTTGACAATTTAAGGGAACTATCCTATATTGTCAAGTGATGAAAGATGATCGAGGTCCACTAGATTTAACTAAACAGATTGAAGGTTTACACCTTACAATTAAAATGTATCAGCAGTTGTTGGTAGATGTACAGAAGCAAATATATTATTGGAAGAAATTCTCATACGAGAATGAAAAAAATATAAATCTCTTGCAAGGTTATAAAAAAGTGATAGAGGATTTAAGTAACAAGTTGAGACGAAAAAATTCATGAGAGTACAAGACTTGCAACTCTTCTTAAGTAATTTTACAAAAGGTTCCGACGCAGTAAAAAATGCAGTTATCTATGTAGAGATAAAAGGAAAGTTACATGCTATCCGACGTATGGAAGTGCACGAAAACGCAGTTCCAATCTTAGGCCAGCCAGGTCATAGTGCACACAGATTAGTTTTAAAAACTGAGAAACCTTCAAGTCTTATCTTGCCAGAAAAACTTCAACGTGACTACTAAGTTCCCTTGAAACCAGAACAAAAATTATATGCAAAAGTTAAAAAATATATACCTGAAATATCGTGGATCAGACTTGAGAACCTTAGCTTATCCGGTACTCCTGATCTATTGGGGTATAATACTAATGGTCACTTTTTCACTGTCGAATTAAAGGTATGCAAGGGGAATAAAATTAGATTCTCACCACACCAAATAGCGTTCCATGTACGCCATCCTAACAACTCATTTATCTTGGTAGAGGC